TATCAAAGAGTTTGTCAGAAATTTGTTCAAAAACCCTGATACGTATATGGTTAGAAACAGTCGTCATGTGTCAACATTACGTCTTCACCTCCTCGTGAAGCACAATAATCTACCAACATATGAAGAGATTTTGAACCATCCATTTTTGACTGGTAAAAGAGAGAATGTTACTAAGAAGATTCTCAACACTGTGGCTAAAACTAAAAAGAACTTTGCCCCAATTGTGGTTGCCCCAAAACCAAATATTGTCCCAACACCAAGGGTTGTCCCTGGTGAAACAGCACTTGATAGAGCTAAGAGAATACTCGCAGGAGGTGTACAGAAGAAACGAGCTCCAATGAGGAAACCTGGTGTGTTAATTAAACGAAAATCGCCTGTGCAAGTACAAGTTCGTGAAATTGAAAAGAAGGTCTACAAATTCATCAACATTAAGGGTAAAGAGCGTGTATACAAGACAAAGGCCTGGTACGAGAAGGCTTTATATAAAAATAGGGTTGCTCGAAATGGTAATAACATCACCCTCGCTAACCTCATGAAAAAACTCAAAATATAATTTTTAATATTAACCTATAATAAAACTATGTGGCTTTTAGCTCTTCTCATTATTGTAAACCTTTACATTCTCACTCAGACTGGCAAGCGCCCTATTGTCGTGACCGGATCCACAGGAGAAGAGTGGACTATTTACGGGACCATGGGATGTGGATGGACTCGTAAGCAGTTGGAGTATATGGAAAAGAATGGAAAACCATTCAAATTTGTTGACTGTGAGAAGGAAGGTTGCTCAGGTATGGATGCCTTCCCAACTATCCTTCACCCCAGTGGTGAAAAGACCGTCGGTTACAGTGAGATTTAAAGACCTCGCACGATGTTCAAAGACAGTGCAAGGATAAAGGCATCAAGCATAGACTTGAGAGGCTTAAGGACGGTCACGTGAGGGACAAGGGATCGGTTCCACGCAAATCGGAGGACAAAGGTCGCGATGAGAACGTTGAGAATGAAGACGAGAAGCTCGGTGAGCATGTCTGACTTATTTTCGGTCTTGATAATTTCCTTAAACATTTATTACATACGGATATTTTTTTTCTGTATATATTATAAATGAAAACCCCCCCTGTGAGTGGTTCTGAGAGGAAATTTACAGAAAAAAAATGGGGTACGTCTACGGGTATAGGTAACAATAACTGTTATGCGTATGCTGTGGGAGACTACGAGTCGTATCGTTGGCAAAAATCTATTCCTGGTGATCGTTCCGGACTTTCAAATGGACATCATAACTATACACACTGCACCAGTTTACCAAAGCGCGTTATTTCTGATAACCCAACAAAGATTTACCGTGCAAAACCAAATGAGAAATGTAAGAAGGGGTACTATAAAGTCATGATGTTTGTCTCTCCTGGAAGACCAACAAACTACATTCGTCAAGGAGATTTTCACTTCTATGTGCAACACTCTGTTGTTGAGTATCGTGTTAAACCTGGTGACACCCAAGAGTCGGTAGCAAAGTTCTTCAAAGTCCCACTCTCTAGAGTAAAGCGGGCTGGAAAGTTTGCACCCAATAAACGCCTGGTGTTCAAAGCCAATGTATTCAGTCACAAGAGGGGTTGGGCCACTGGGCCACTTCTGACTGATGCATCTGGTAAGTCTATCACAGACCCACGTAAAGCTGATAGGAACTATCCCGGTCTACACTATGAAAAGTACTGTAGCTCATTCTGTGTCAAGGATAAGGGTATCAAGGTCGGAAAGACTCATCCCAAGGTCCGCAAAAAGACTGTCTAAATCTACAGTATCCTCAACATCAAAAGACATATCAAATACATCCATTATATTGAAGATAGCTTCACTCTCCAATGACACAGTGTTAGACTGCGCTGTGTAATTGTTCTGAACTGTCAATGTAACTTTAAACTTGGAAACATCAAATACTTTTCTACAAACGGGGCAGGTGTTCTTACCTTTATCTTTCCACTCTTGTATACAGTGGGAATGAAACATATGTCCACAACGGATGGGTGGGTTGGTCCTTGTTGTCCTTACCTCGTTGAGACATATGGCACATTGTGACATTCTAATGTACAATTTTAAAGTTTTTATTGCAATTTACCACACCTAGTACGTCTTAGACATGTTGGTGTATGTGTTGCATGGATCACATTTCTTACGGGAGTTCTCTTGAAGCTTGTCGAGGAACTCGGGACCCTGCTTTTGGAGCGCCTGACGGAAAGAGTAGTTGTCCTCGAAGCTGATTCCATTTTGTTCCATCAAATAGTTGTTGGTAAGCTGAGCTGAAGAGTTGATGGTGAAGCATCGTCCATCAGCCATTCCAAGTCGCTGAGACATTTTGTTACTTTATAATCAGAAAATAATTTAACAATATAAAAATGCGTTATCAACACATTGTCTTTCAGTTACTTTTGTGGTAATCTTAGCAGTATTACCTCCACCCCACCCCTGGTAGGAAGCAATCGACTGATCATCTTGACAATTGGCGGCTGAAGCTGTTGGGCATGCCTTACCTGTCGCCTTGTATCGGTGCTTTGTCTCGTTCCAAGCACCCGTTCCAGCTGGGGTGTTATCACTGTACTCAGCCATTGTGACGGTCTTGTCATTCACACAGTATACATGGTCACCTTTTGAACATTTCTTCCCAACTGGATCGTACATACCAGCGGCGGCGGCAATACCATTGGCTTCTGCACGAGATACACATCCTACATCCTTCCCTGAAGTACATGCGTAAAGCTTACCAGCTTCATAAGTGTAGGGAATTTTATCCTCTAGCATGATATCTGGGATGGCGGGTCCTGTGGGTCCTGTGGGTCCAGTTGGCCCAGTTGGCCCAGTGGCTGGGTCTTCACTACTATTCATCATTAGGTATGCAAGTAATGAAGAACTAGAACAGGCTACACATCCAAGCATTACAAAAGGTAAATACTTTGTAGCCATTATTTATAATATATTCAGAAAATATTTTATTGTGGTCTACAATCTAAAAACTCCTTCATCTTAATATCCTCCTTAATGTTCACAATAGTCCTATAGAATGTGCGACGGTTATTGGGGTGTGTCTTATCCCTCCGCCTCTTTAGGGGTTTCCACCACATTGGTTCCTCCCATGTCATGTATTTACATTCTACGATGCCCCCATCCTCAAACCATGGCTCATCCGAAATCCTGTTAAGGGGAATCTCACTCTCAAAATAGAGCTTCCCTTTTTCCTGAACATAGAGTCTCCAGGCTAGGGGACCGGGTTTACACCCAGGTGTTTCTCGTGTAGGTTCTTTCTTCATGAGAAAGTCAACTGTATTCTTTTCCAAAGGTTTCCATTTAAACATAGTCTCATGGGTCCCGAGGCGAATGTGTTCATTAAGAGGTGTAAACACGAGACCGTCAATCTTTTGTTTAACCGTTGGAAGATATTCATCCATGAACACCTCAAAGTCTTTCATCATATGAAACGTTTTCATCTTTAGACGATATTTATCAGACTTCATATAGATGATAAACTTCATCATCTCCTCAGCAGCTGCGAGTCTCTCGTCCAGGTTTTGGTGGGCTACAAGCACCCCACTCACCAAAACTGAGTCATATACCATGAGTGTATTTTCATATAACTCACCATCTAGGATGGTTCCCTCGTATGCCTTTTTATTGAGATTTATCTTCACTTCAAACATATCAAAAGCTCGGTTCACAAAAAGACACTTTGGTTTACCTTCATACATGAGAGCGACCATCATGTGTCTCTCACCGTCAGTCTTTTCGCATACGACATATTCCGCACCTTTTAAGACTGGAAAGTGTTTACGTTCAATTGAGATGGGTTGTGGACCCGGAAAATAATCCTTGCTTCCCCAAACATGATGAATGAATTTTACAACATGTTCACGAAGTGATGACGACATACTTTAATTACTTTTTAAACTTTAATTACTTTTAACACCCGCAGCACTCAAGATATTGCTTACACATTCATGTGTATACGTCATGATTAACTTAGCTGCTGTAAATGCATATATCTTGACACCTTGTTCCAACAAAGTATCAAACATTTTAGAAGCTGTAAACTTTTTACACTTTTTGAGTATATTTTTAGAAAACATAACCCATGCGCGGGCACTGGTATTTGTAACCGCATAAATATCTTTAGAGATCTTCTTCCCAACATCTGTATCAAAATTAAGACCCATCTGCGACACAGGTTCTTTAGATCCCTCCTTCACCTTATGTCTAAAGAGACCCCAATCAACACCATCCTTCACACCTGGAAAGACGAGGACTCCAACACCATCGTGGGGTTTGAAGATTTCTTTGATTGATTCTTCATCCACATTGATTCCAAAATCAATGAAAAAGAGCCGATCACATTTAGATATACATCTCTTGATCATTTCAGCTTTTTCAAAAGGATCATCATTCACATATAAAATCTCATTTTGAACACTTTGTTGAATACAATGGATGTTCATCTTAAGAATTGTGTGAAGTGTTTTGACAGAACATGATTTTGAACGAGTCACGATAAGTGTACAAAATTTCATATTACATATAATTTGTGTCTAAACCTTAAGCCTATCATTTAGGCAACCACTGAATGGGAGATTTCCTACATGACCAAGTGTTGTATTGATATCCGCGTAGATCTTACCCTCACACTGTTGCCAGCGCCGACAGAATGCATAATCCTCGGAGAGATACCTCTTTGTTTTTGGATCAATCATACAGTCAAAGCATGCATGGTAGTCGTCAAAGTCCCTATTCTGGTGATCATTTTTACACCATAGTTCGGGGAACTTATCCTCCAACTTTTTGAAAACTTCCCTTTTGATACACATGAATCCTGTAGGTCCATCTAAAATGGGAATGAAGCCATTCTCAACCGCAATCCGTTGTGCGCCAAAG